GATCCGTGAAAGGGCCTGTAAGCATGTGGCTATCTAGAGGTATTGTTCTAATGATCTCTCCGCTGGGCTGCGATGTAGTCCACTTGGTAGGCCAACCAGATGCATTAGCCCTGGTGAGAACCGGTCGAAGGAAAAGCTGATCAAAACTAATCTCATCGTTGTTGAAGCGGCTCTGGGTTTCCCTGTTCATTTCTTGAGGGTGCAGTTGCAATGCATGACAGCAGGCAGGACCAATAGCTCTGCTCAATGATGGTAATTGACCATATGCGGGAATAGCACCTCCCACCATTGGGGGGTTGTGCATGGGGATCGCAGCAGAGATGTCTGGACTCAGACTCTGACTTGGCTTGGTGTCTGGTTTGTACTGTCCTTGGTACGGAACGCTCCCTCCGACATCTGAAATCGTAACGTTGCTTGTGTTGTAAACGTTGGAGACATTCGCTCCTTGTGCACTAAACATCAGTGACTGCCTTGTTTCGTTTGCAAGGTGGTTGCGGATCTCCGAGAGATCATCGACGTTCTTTCCAAGGATGATCCGTGTGGGTTCAAATCTCCTGTTGGTTACGGGATCGAACTTTCCTGTTTGTGCAATAGGCCGAGGGATCGTGAACCGGGCGTTCACAAATCTTGACCGCATCGTAATGACGGCGGATCTTGAATCTCCCTTCGTTCTCAAGGGTGAAGCCACCGTCATGTGGATGGTAGACATGTAGTCGATGAGCGCGTCACCAAATGTAAACGTATTCATGGCTGATCTGTATGCCTTGAAATTGATACGCAAAATCTCAGTTGCACTCCTGTTCGGTTCTAGACAAATGTGATTCATCTGGAAGATCGAGCCCAGATTAGGAAAATAGGTACCACTGTCTCCTATGGTGTTGGAATAAGCTGACAGAGGTGACTCCCAAATTATCAGTTTGCCACACTGTGATGGTTGACCCGTAATTTCGAAAATCAATTCGATATCCATGGTAGCGTAGATAAAGCGTTGGAACATCATGTTCTGAACGTTGTCCGGATTTCCAAGCGCTAACAGGTCCTGTGGCAAGATGAACGAAAAGAGGGTTGTTCCTCCTGATTGTGTATCGTTCCAGTCGAAGGAGCCGCGAAACATTTCGCTCTCTAATCCATACCCGATGTCAGCTGTGGTTGCATTTACAGCCTTGTCAGCCAGAGCAGAGAAACCAAGGGGCAATGGTTCACTCGTCCCCATTTCTTGCGTGGTTGCTGTCAACAGTCCGGGGTCATTAGGGCCCTGTGCATGGAATTTGGCTGGATCGTTTTCGGCCAAAAATCCCACAAAGAAGTCTCCTGATGTTCTGTTGGCGACTACCCTGGCTAGTGTCTTCGCATTCTTGGGGGCCAGTAGTGCTGTTAATTCTGGAACGCCCAGCGCTTCAACCCTTGGGTAGATCTGTTTGTGTAGGTGGTCATAAAAGTTCTGGCCCCAGACGGAAGCATATTCCAACATGGTGGTGATGTTTTCAGTGTCCTCTTCGAAGCCTTTCTTGCACCACTGAAGCGTCTGGTAAATGGTGTCTTTCTTCATGGCTCCGCACCATAATCCCTCGACCCTGACGGGGTGTGCGCCAAGGAAAGTGATTTGGTTGAAGGTCTTCCGGTAATCTTCCAGTTCAGCCCCCTTGACGGACGATGTGTACTGCTGGTCAAGCAGTTCCGCGTAGTGTTTGCTCAAGATCTTGGGGTTCCAATCGACGTTCTTCGTGACTGCAATGATGTGGTCGTCTCCAAGAGCTTTCATCCTTACCTGTTCTTCAAAAATCAAGTGCGGGTGCGTGATCTTAAAAATGTACCTGACGTAGGCTTCGTTAACCAGGCAGTTAAGGATTGTGGTCCAGAAACAGCCTGACGCTTGATTGCAGATGGTCGAAAATTGGAAGGCTCCTACTTGCATCGGGGTCTTTGTCTCGTGGTCGTGCATGAACTGTGAGATTTGGGTGGGCACATCCAAAAATTGTTTGGCGAGTTGTTTGAT